GAAAAAGAATTAAATATAATTGAAAGAATTATTGCAAGAAAAAATGAAAATGCAGGATACTCTCCAAATTTATATAATACAATAATGAAAACAGCTCTAAAATACGAAGCTGAAAGATTAAATCAAGGAAATGATATTTTTATTGTTGATGGTAAAATTATTTAATAAATGAAAAAGAAAAACAAAAAGGGGCAAGGGCGCAAGCCTGACCCCTCGAAAAACGTAACTATCAGAATTAAGATAGATAAATACAATTTACTCGTAGAAAAATACGGAAAAGAAAACTTAACGCCTGTTTTGCGTGAGTTGATTTTAAGTTGTGTTTAACGAATACGTGTTTGTGGTGGAAATTTGTTTTTCACAAATTTCTAACATCAAACACCCTGTTAAACACTCTTTTTTTTATTAATTTCAAATACAAATAATATGGACAATTCTTTCAAAAAACAAAATTTCACATTGTGGGTGAAAATCGCAGTTTACGCAAGTGATAATTCAAAAATACACGCAATTAAAGGTGATAAAAACTATATGAGTAAACGAATGAAAAAATTACATGAATTATATTTAGATGGTTATTTACTTAGAGAAAAATCATTTTGGAATAATCAAAGTCATTTATTTACTCCAACGGAAAAATTTAAAACAGAGTTTAAAGAAAAATATTGCGAAATATCAAAAAAAATACGTCCTGATTTTTCGGACGAAATGAGAAATCGAATGTTGAACGCTTTTAAGTTTTAATTGTGTTTAACATAAAGCTTTACGCACCCTCATTATGCTAAAAACGCTGCAACAGCCTAGCACACAAAGAATAAAAGCCGTTCATCTCTGAGCGGCTTTTTTAATTAAATTAAATTATGAGTTATTTCTTTTTCAATTCTTTTATTTTTTCCTCGCTATTTTTCAAATTTAACGAAATTTCGTTAAGAGTACTTTTGATGTCGTACAGTTCCTGAAGAGTTTTTAAGTTTGACGAATTATAATTGCTTTCAATCTGCTCTATTTTATTCTGATTTTCAATAGAGCGCTCGTCAATTCTCAACTGGTTAAGCTGCATTGTTGTGAACCATCCACCTAATGCGAACGCAACAACAACCATTATTTTAAATGATTTAAAAATACTAGTTTCTGAAAATTGAATTAAATTAGTCATTTCCTTTTCTTTTTTTTAATCCAAACCATTAACCCGATTAAAGCGAATGCGATAAAAAACCATACCATCGCTGCTATTCCATATCCGTACATAGTTAAGTTTGTTTTTTACAAATTTACGAATTTTATTTTAATTTGCAAGAGAATTTTTTATAATTGCTAGTTTAACATTATTATGAAAGTGTTTAATGTCATTTTTAAGCGCTGTAATTTCGAGAAGAAACTGTAATCTTTCCAGTTTCTCATCGTCTTTTTTGTTAATTTCATTTATCAGAGCTTGCGAAATTATTGCTTTATTATTATTTATTTCTAAAAAGTGGCTACCCATTATACAATTATTTCAAGAGTTTTTGTCGGATTTGGAACCAACTCCATATTTTCAGGATTCTGTAAAATTATAGACTTCATGAAGTCGCTAACATTATCCATATATGCAATAACTTTTAAATTATCCTCGCCAATTGACTCGCTTTCGGTTATTATATTGTCATTTTCTTTGCAAAGAGCGTAAATGAAAGGGTAGGTATTCATTAACCAAGGTAAAGTTGATATGACTTTGTAATTCTTATCTTTAAAGAGCCTATTCATTTTGTCATTCTCATAACTTTCTATTAACAAATCCTTTTCTTCATCACTTTTAAATTCTACACTCAAAACCTCATCAAAACGGTTTCCAGTTTCGGAAATATTCAAAGATTTGATAAAACCTAAATCAATTAAATTATCTTTTTCTTGACCGTTTTCGTCAAAATAAGTACCATCTTTATACTTTTGAGCTTCAATTTCATCAATCAAACTATCAGAAATTAGAGCATATTCAGCGCACTTTATTTGAGTAGCTGCTTGCTCATTAATGAAAGTTTTTATTTTGAAATCTGTTTTGTGTATTATTCTTATCATATTTTTATATTTATTAAGCTGCTGTATAAGTTACATTACACCCCCGACCATTTCCACCAATGCCTAAACCATCGCTCACAAACCCGTCATCAATTGCACTCGGAATACTTGAAGTTGTAATTCTAGTATTAACACCATCAAAACTAACAGCCGTTACAATTAAACCAATCGCATCATTGCCTGTTGAGCCTTTAATTTCAAATTTTGAATTAATCGGATAGTCAAGTGTTTTATCGCCTGCAATTTCTACCCAATTACTTGCTGTATTCACGTTTACAATTGCATATTTATAAATCCCTTCACCAATAATTCTATCAACTTCTGTTATTCCGCTTGCGTTGCCTTGAATTGCTAAATTACAAGATTTAGAACCTCTTATTGCTCTGATATTCCATTCATTTACTATAAATGCATCTAATTCAGCTCCTGTGAAGTTATTAAAATGAAATCCTACCGAAGTCAGATTAGTTAATAACTGAAAACTTGATGGGATTATGCCGCTAAAAGAACACCCAGATACAAAAAAATTAAACAAGACTGATAAATTCCCAACAGAGCTTGGAATTAACCCACTCAATCCGCTATTATTAGCGACTAACTGTGTTAATGAAGTTAAATCTCCTAGCTTTTCAGATAGTCCACCGCTGAAATCATTTCGGTCTATTCTTATGTAATTTAGATTTATAGCTGTATAAAAAGATTCTGGAATATTTCCAATTAATTTACTATTACTAGCATACACAAGAGAGGTAGTACTCCAATTATCCAATTTAATCTGATAATTCCGAACAGGTAAAGAAGGATAAACCTTTGTCGATTCTACATTATCAACTAAATTTTCTTTGCTACCCTCCCCCCAAGTAACTGACTGAGTTTCTGTATTAACTGTTGTTATTCCAACCGTACCACCTGTTGTGGTTAAGAATAAGTTGTTTTTACCTTGATAATCTTTAAATTCAGCTTTTTGCTCTTCACCTGAAATCTTGTAATTATAAAAAATAATATCTTCAAATACACCACTAAAGTAAGTAGTTGAAAAACCTATTTTAGAATTTAGAGCCGTAACTTCATCAAACTCAATATAGACTAATTGAAAAGAATTTAATTGAACTACATTAGTGTATTTTAAATTTACTTTTGTGGTTACGTTCGTTAATCCAGTTGTTACAATTTCATTTGATGCATTTAAACTAATTTTAATACCCGCTGCAATTTCAATTAAATCACGATTATTAATATAAGGATTTACCCAAAATAGAACTGAAGAAATAGAAGCGTTCGTATTTGTCGTTACAACATCGTCAACGCCATTATACTCAACAGCTTGAAATTTATTCCCATAACGATCTGTTATCGCTGTTAGTTCATTTGCGGGCGTTAATATTATGTTATTATTTGAATAGTCAAATGGTTGACCAGTTTTTGAAGATACATCGAACGTTTTATTTCCTGATGGAATAAAATTAGAAGGTAAAATATATGTATTCTTAGCTTTTTTTATTATCATTACTCAACAGTTATAAATAAACTAAAATCTCCTATATCGTCATTCCCAGATCCAATTCTTACAGCTAATTGTATTTCGTCATTTTCCGAAACGCTTGTATTTTGAAGAGTTGTAAATGTATTCCAGCCAGCCGACAAAGCTTGATCCGTTAAAATTAAATCATTCAACCCAACCACAAAATTAACCTCAATCCCGTTTGGGTTTGTGCCTAAATCCTCAATATATAACTTAATTTGCTTAATCGTTCCAGCTTTTTGAATGAAAACTTGAGTTCTGTTTAAGTCTAATTCTAAAACATTCTCAGTAACAGTGTTGAGTGTAGACCACCAGCCAGAACTTTCATAAATCAAAGATTCATCAACAGACACAAACTCCAAAGAGCTTTCGCCGCTGTTAACTTTTGGGAATTTACCCGCTTGTCCTGTGTACGCACTCGGAGTATCGGTTAATCCTAGAAAAGAAGTAACACCACCTCCGCCACCGCCACCGCCTGCAACGTTGTTTGGAATAAAACCTCTTAAGTCTTGATAAGATGAACCGCCGTTATACGTAATAGACCCGCCACTTATACGAATAACAAAAGCACCAATTAAAAACCCTACGCCTTTAAAAGTCTCGGGAATTGAATAGTCTGCATAATTCAAAGCGTCGGCAATAGCATTAGCTTCTGAATTGTAGCCATCTGAAGGGATATTGCACATAAGAAAAGAAGCCTCGCCGCTTTTGTTAGCAACCCCCCAAACTACAATTTTAGACCATTCATTACTCCACGAAGAGCCATCTGAAAAAGCTGTAATTGTGTTTAAATTTGTGGTTTCACGATAAGCAGTTGTAAAATCGTTTACTATTCTAATGGTATCACTTACAGCCATATCAAGAGCAGGAAAGCTTTGTTTATGTAGTTGCCAAACTTCGCCACCAGTTACGGAAATATAGCCATTCCCGCCTGTTGCGTCAAGAGATCCTTCGGTACCGTTATCCCATTCTGCATTGAATTGTCGAAGTCTTTCAGCTATATGTAAAATGTGCCCATTGTCGCCAGTTGTCTTAATGTGATCATTGATATTTTGATTACGGATAGCTCCCCCGTTCGCCTGAGTTTTTGCGGCGCTGTATAATGCCACTTGTGCAACTTTCGCATGTTCAACTAAAGGGAACCCCGAAGTGCTTACAGTAAGCGCCTTTGTACTCTCTAATATATATATATAGTTGAGTTGCGGATTTGTATCTGTGCCAGTAGTTAAAAGAACAGGTGCTGCGGGAGTTGTATCGAAAGTATAAAAACCAGTAGAAAACTGAATAGCCAAATCTCGAGAAGTATCTTTGTTACTTAAAACACCTAATACCGTAATCCCGTCAGTCGATATTACAAAATCAAAGCCTTCAAGAATAGAACCGTCCCACGCATCGTCGAAAATTTCATTAATTCCAGAAGTTATGTTAAAAAACACACAACCATCTACAGCACTATCATAAGCGCCACCAATAGATATTGCGATGTTCGGAAATTGGGGTTTAATGTCTGTAATCGTGCCACTTCCATCGGCTTTTATCCACAATTGAGAACCTACTGAAACGCTCGAAGTATCAACACTTACTTTCTGGGCATCTTTGGCCAAAAGCCCCAAAGCGCCAATTGCTACAGTGTGAAATGTCATCCCTAAAGTGCCTTGAACTTTCTCCCACGTTCTTGGGTCGGCAAGTTCAAAAGTAGGGTAAATCTCACCCTCAAAAGAAGCTCCGCCTACAAGGTGCATCATGCGTCCTTGTTGAATTTCAACCCCAGTATCATTGTAAAATACAATATACGTTTGATTACCGATTGTTACCGTATATCCTAAGCCGCTGTCATATTCAAGCGTATAATATTTATCATTCCATTTAATTTGACCTTCACCCGTTAAGGTAACGCCAGAATCCACAGCTAAATTAATTTTATTGAAAGTAATCGCTTTAATTAAATCCTTAAAAGCCGACCAAACTATATTTTTTGCCCCAGTTATAGGATCGCCAGTTTTAGCAAAAGCTATTCTATCAGTTTCAGCAATTGATGTTTGTAGCGTTTGACTGTATAATTTTTGATCTGCCATTATCTTAAAGTATTTCTTAAATTAATCATTTCCGCCGTTGGTCTGTTTTTCTTTTCATTCGAGCAAACCCAAAGAGGATAATTGTCTGAATTCTCGTTTAAATACATTTCCATCAAACTAAAATCGTTCATGGCGATAGCATTTGAAAATTGAGTTTCGCGTTTTATGATACCGTCCCGCAATGGCTCGGACTTCTCGCCCGTCTTTTGCCTCATTCCCGTTGCCGTATCTGAAAAGCTCGAACTATTAACGTATCTTTGATAATTAAAATAAGCTAATTGATATTTAATGCCTTTAAAATCAACAGGTAAACCGTTACAATCCGTAAACGTTCCACCTTCTAAAAGTGTAACATTTCGAGCTTCAGCGGGATTTTTAACTATATCTTGGTAAAGAGCGTAACCTAGCAATTTAGCCAAATCAACACTTTCAACCTCTTCAGCTAATTGCTCGAAATGAGATACACCGCCGCTTAGTTTAGCCATTTTAACCCAGTTAGCGCTCAATGGCTTTAAGACTTGCTGTTCTTCTATTGTGATTAATGCCATGATTTACATATCTTTTAAAACTGTCGTTTCTTCTTGTATTAATTCAAGCTCTTTGATTTTCCAATTTGTATTATTTGCAAGCTCTTCATTCTCAAAATTAGAAAATATTTCGGAAAAACTCTCTTCTATTTGCGCTCTTGCGTCAGAAGTTAAACTGTTCATAAAGTTAACCGCTTGTTTTAACGTTTCGCCACTTGCAGAACTAAGCGCCCCTGCATCGTAATCGAGAAATACTTTAGGTACATTGCCCATAGCTTTTCTAATATTATCAGAAATATGTTGCTTAATGCCTTCAAAAAGTGCAGGCTCTACAGATTGCGGAATTGTATCCATTTTATAAGCGCCATTCTCTTGTATCTCACCCGTTTCTTCGTCAACCTCTGCTCGAATGATTGTAACTCTATCACCGTCAGCGCCCATTTGTTTTTTTACCCCATTAACAAAGTCTTGCTTTTCCTTATCGCTTCCCGACAATGCCATTCTAATTACAACAGAACCATAAAAGCCATTTCGAAGCTCTCTATTTTCAAATAAAGAAATTTGCGCTTCGTTGTCTAAGTCCAGATAAGCAGAATCTAAAGGCGACAAAGGATAAAAAAATTGATTATCTAAAAATTCAAAATACACTTGACCTTTGAACTTTTCGCCCTTGTCAATTGCTTTTTTTATCGAGGAATTTAAAGCGGTTTTATCAGAATTGAATACATGATAATTTTGCACCTTATTCTTGTCGTATCGAGCGCCTTCTTTTTCCTTCAACCAGTTATCATAAACTAAAATCTTAGCAGAAAAACCAGTGTCGTCTTCTTTTGCAAATCTACAGTTTTTAAAATCATGCAAATAAACGCTCTTAATTTTTGCGTCAGCATTGTTATTAAGTTCATAATTACAGTGAATATAGTACCCCGCATTCATAGCAGCAGAAAAAGCAACTTGGCGCAAAAGACTCTTTAAAGTAATTTTTTTACCCCTTGAATCCGTCCCAACTTTTATATTATTTATAGCTTCATTCTCAAAGCCCAAACCAGCTAAAAATTTTGAATAAATAGAAGTAACAGCTTTCCCCGTAACAGATCCATTTATTAAACGTTCCATCAATTGCGGGTAGCCATTATTACCACCAAATTTCATCAAGCCATTAACACCATCGTCAACCTTCTTAATAGATTTGTCGATTGCTACATTAACCCGCTGTTCTGCTTCGGAATAGATAAGTTTTTTTTCGTTTGCGTCTGCCATTATTTTAAGTTAAAAAAAATAGGCTCTAAAAAAAATAAAGCCTAATTTCTTAGTTTTTATTAAGGAAG